AATGGGCATAATGGAAAAACACGTTCGTGTTACATGTTACATGTTATCCATTACACATTGTTCGATAATGTATTGAAAACGTTGAATTTTTCATCATTGATTTACCTGTTACAGGATTTACCAAATCACAATTTACTATATACAATCATGTTCACCATGAACCTGAAAGGGTCAAAATTTGACCATACTGGAGCAAAAAGAAAGCCCGCATTTAGCGGGCTCTCAATGATTCCTTCCCTCTCTCCGATTTAGATTTATGTTTTATTCTAATCCCATTTTCTTCATGAGTTTCCTTAGCTGTTCTTGTTCCTTCTGGGAGAGTTTCTCCTCTGCCTCTTTTTCGAGTTTCTTTTTGGAGATAACTGCTCCCTTCTCAACTTTCTCTGTCCATGTTCCTTCCAATAGTAACTTCCATTTTCTCTCCATCTCTGCAATCTTTTCCTGCGGAGTTAAGCTGACATCCTTCTCCCTTGCCGTAGAATCAGCCAGCTTTTGTTTGATTCCATATCCAATAGTATTCTTTTGAACAGAATTGAAACTATCCCATTGAGGAAAAAGTTTTCGTAAATCGAAGATTGTGCTGTTTACACTGTCAAGCGTAACTGTGAGAATAGCAGTTTTTTCGTTTAATGTCCATTTTGCTTTAGCCATAATCTTACCTTCCTTTCTGGAGAGAAGGGAAGGAATATTCAATTGTCAAAGAACGAATGACCAAATTTACCTTCAGGCTAACATAAAAATTTCAAATTGTCAAGCACTTTTTCACAGGAAAAATCCAATCGAATTTCATGGAAAGGCTTGCTCTGGCATTTGCCAAGCCCCCTGTGAACCCCAGCCGACCCTGGGCGACCGTGTTTGACTTGGCTCTCCTCACCTCAAGTTAAATTTTAGAAAAATCCAAGCTTAGGAGCGAGAGCTCTTGAGGTGTGAACATGGCGTCAAGTTTTCTCTTGACATTGCCCCGTGTTCATGTTATTTTCTTAGAAAAGAACAAATAATGGAGATGGAGGCTTAAGCCATGAAGAAAATGTTTTTCGCTTTATTGACGATAGTCTTGTGTATAGCACCAGCCGCTGTTCAAGGCTGGGAGGGTCTTCCCTGGGATGCTTATGCAGAATCAAGTCTTCTCCGAGACAGAGATGGCGACACTCGCATAGAGTGCGAGCACGCCATCGACGAAGACAAGATTCGACTCTACACTGCTGGAGTCGAGCGGGTGGTAGTGGATGAGTCTGGAAATATAGCTTTAACAGAGCCTGGTGAGTTAAACCCTATCTCAGAGGGTTATATAGTTTTGCCAAATGGCTGGGGTATCTACGCAAAAGGATATTCTACTGACGGCTGTTTCCCATTAATTAGGACTGATAAGAACAGAATTAGAATAGGAAGAACAGCTGGTTGGTATCATACAGGCACTTATATAGAAGGAGGAAGTGGTGATATAATATTAGGCACAGAAGATGCTAATGTCGGCATCGGAACAGACACCTTCGGCACAAACGCTCAGACGGTTTTGGGACTTGGCTTAGGCCAAGCTCCAGAATCCAATCCAGCCGACATGGTTCAAGTCTGGGCTGGAGACTACGCTGCTGGAGACTGTTCACTATACATAATGGGCGAAGCAGGTGAGAAGTATAGCTTTGGGGCTGATGTAAGGCTTTTTGAAGGAACGAGTGGGAATCCCTCCTTCTACATCTATGGGTATGATAGCGATGAAAGTGCTGTTAAATCTGTAGAAATACGAGTTAACTCTGCAGGGAATGCTATAATTGAAGCTGATGAAACTCTGTATCTTACTTCTAACGACTTCTCTAATTACTTAGGTATTTCACCCAGCTACTTTACTGTTCCTAAAGAAGTAAGGGTCTTAGATAACGTCCGACTGCGTTTTGGTTCCAGTCAAGATGCAGATTTCACATGGGACACAGGCCAAACCAACGATGCTCTTTTATTAGGTCTCAGCGGCTCAAACTCATTTATCATCTGCGAGTTAACAGACATGTCAAACGACTTTGGTCTTGCAAACCAGACTGATCCAACTCTGTTTCTTGCTACTGCTGATACTAACAAGACAGTCGGGATTAACGCAAATCACTCAGCGATCTCAAATCCTGGGACGCTGAGTTATCAAGTTCCGATTCTGATAAATGGGACAACTTACTATCTTTATGCCTATACAAGCGGGTCTTGATAAGAAGATGAAGAAGCTATTACTCATAGCATTTCTATTTCTTGCAAGCTGCTCTCATACTCCTCGACTTGCAGGAAAACCAACTTTGGCTGATGTCAATTACTGTATCTCACAAATGCAGTTTGCGAGAGCTACTCACCAAAGACTTCTACAACGAGGTTGTTCTATTCAAGACTGCCAAGAAAATTGGGTCAAGACTTACGATAAGGTAATCAAAGTTTTAGAGAGTTATAGACAAGAACTTACTGATAAGGAGGTAAAGTAAAATGAAGAGAGATGATTGGCTTAATTTATTTACGGCTTTTTGGGTTTTACTCGTTGTGTTATTCTTTTTTCTTTGCCCAGTATTTGGAGGGGAATTATTTGACCTGGACAAACCGAAGACTCCTTGGATTAACAAGGGGGAGTTGTATCAAGTTATTGTCGAGTTAGGCAAAGAGCCTAACGCCGATATTCAATATAGAGAGGGTTACTTGGATTCGGAGGGCAATTTCATAGTTTGTGGAGTGAACAAAATTCACTTACAGGACAGACAAGAAGAAAAAGACGAAGAGGGTAATATAGTCCAGAAAGCCTCGACCGACTTCTCTGATTTCATGACTGTTTTATTAGGAGCTAAAGACACTGCAGAATTAGAAGACAACGTTAGGAGTTTCTTAATTAACAAATTAAAGGAGAAATAAAGTATGAGGAAAGTCTTACTTGCAATCCTTATAGCTTTTGTCTTTTCTAACTACCCCTGCTTTGCTGAAGAAAAGGAAGAGGTAAACTGGAAGCTGAAAGCTTATCAAAATGAGCTAAGAGCCTTGCGAGCTGAAGTCGAGTTGGGCTTTGCTCGACTGGTCTTGAATCGGCTTAAGGAAGGCTCAGTCGAAAGCCAAATACGTGAGAGAATTCTCTGGTTAGAGGAGAAAATTAAGGAGCTTGAAGAAGAGCAAAAAGGAGAGGTAAAATGAAGAAAGCTATAATTGGCACATTAGTGGCAGCTTTCAGTGCTGCACTTACTGGAGCGGCTACTGCCGTAGCTCAGCAAGCTCAACAGGGAGGATGGACGAGCAAGCAAGCAGGTGCTGCAGCTGCAGCGGGAGCAGTTGCTGGCCTGATAGGCTGGATTCTCAAATCCCCAAGAGAGGAATGAGAATGAAAGGTTGCTTCTTTTGGGCTAATTGCCGAAGCAAAGAACCTTTTCCAGAAGAAAAGGACTTCTCTTCTCTTATTGACGACTTGATAGAGGAACTCGACTTCGTCAGGGCAAGAAGCCTTTCGGCAAGAGAAGTAGAAGACAGATTCTTTGTTCCGTTCCCTGGAGGAGGGATGACTATATTCCAAGCTATTGGAGAATCTTCTATAACTATACATACATACCCTGAGTTGTCCAGCTTCCGACTTGAGATTTCCTCATGTAAGCTTTTTAGCTCACTCACTGCTTTCTCTCTCCTCGTAGAGAAGAGCTTCATCGAAGGAGTGAGGATTGGAATGATAAGTTGGGAGGGCAAGAAGCTTGGATAGAAAAGACAAAGAACTTCTTGAAGATACTTTCGTCAACAGACTTAGCGTGCCATTAGGCTACCTTGCCAATGAGTTGGTGAGGGTTGGACTTGCCCTGAGAGACATCGCAGCTCTCCTTGAAGAGAGCTTGTACAGAATGGAGGGAAAAGAGGATGGCAAGAATATTCGAGCCAAGAATAGCGACTGAAGAGGAAATTATCCTTCTTGGGTTTTCACCTAAGAGTCTGGCTTGCCCTTGTTGCGGAGCATGCCGAGTAGACCTTAGTCTCCTCCAGCGAATTCGTGGCTTCCTGGATACAATGTCTTGGTCTCCTAACAGAATTAGCTCCTGCTGTCGCTGCTGGAGTCATCACGTAGCTATCTACAAGAGAATCTATCCTGAAGATTGGCAAAAGCACATCCCTTACCATTCGCTCCACCTTATCACAGACGTCGAAGGCAATGAGCTTGTAGCTCAAGCTATGGATATTATCTCTCTCGAGAATCCTCGAGTTGGAGGATGGAAAGGAGGATATCATTACTATCCTGCTGGACACGTTCTCCATCTTGATATAGGAAGGGAGAGGAGATGGTAGAGCAAGAACAAAGCGAGGAGGCTATGGAAGATAAGGACTTTGGCATTTTGGTGGGAAAGCTTGAGACTTTCCAAGAAAATGTGCTTAGAAGGCTTGATGACCAGAAGGAGAGCTTGAGGCGAATTTTTACAAAGCTGGAAGACTATGGAAATAGGATTGCTGTCGCAGAGAAGGAGCTCAATGGATTGGAGGATATTCCCGATAGGGTCAGGGTTGTAGAGAAAGATACAGGGTTCTTAAAGAAAGCATTGCTCCTAATCCCTACTCTCGTGGGACTATTAGTCTCTATCTATGCATTGTGGCTGAGATATGGTAAGTAGTTGGTCAAAAATTGACCTTACTTAGGAGGTTAAAGTGGGTAGACCAAGAAAAGAGCTTTCTCCTGAACAGGTCCTTGACTTGTTGGATAGACTCGATAGAGGCGAGAAGAGGAAAGACATTGCCAGAGGCGTTGGTGTAAGCACTCCAACGCTGTCGAGGATTATTGCTGATATACAGCAAAAGCACGGACTTCTTACGAAGTATAGGGACATCCAGTCCCTTCGATTGACGGAGCTTCAAGCAGCGATTCTCGAGTCTATTACAGAAGAGAATATCGCAGAAGCATCTCTTTCAGAGAAAATCGCAGCTTTCAAAATTTTGAGTGATAAGGAAAGGGTGCTGGATGGGAAGCCTTCCGATATTAAGGGACTTGTAGGCTTGCTCATTCAGCTTGAGAAAGAGGAGGCTCAAGGAAAAATTCCAGAGGAATTCGATGAGGACATCTCCACTGATAGAGAGACTTAGAGTCTGGCGTCACTCTGCCTTGGCTTTTGTCAAAGAATGCATTGGTGCAGAGCCAACTTCTCAGCAAGTAGAAGGCCTGTTGGCTGTATCGAAGGCCAAGAAAATTACTATAAGGTCTGGGCATGGCTGTGGAAAGGATGCTTTGGCAGCTTGGACAGCCTTATGGTTTATGGCTACAAGACCCTATGCTAAAGTGGTCTGCACTGCTCCTACAGCAAGGCAGCTCCAAGATATCCTTTGGGCAGAGCTTGCGAAGTGGCAGAGAAAGAGTCCTGCTCTCCAAGAGGAGTTTGTCCACCAGAGAGACAAGCTCTTCTGCAAATATGCTCCGAAGGAGTGGTGGATAAGGGCTATCTCCATACAAGTGAAAGCCTCGAAAGAGGAACAGGCAGAAACTTTGGCAGGACTTCATGGAGACCACTTGCTGGTCATTGCAGACGAAGCTTCTGGAATACCAGACCCTGTATTTATACCTCTCGAGGGTGCTTTGACGCAAGAAGACAACAGAGTTCTCTTGATAGGAAACATGACGAAGAATTCGGGTTATTTCTATGACACTCACTTTCATGCAAGTATAAGAAAAGAGTGGACAAGAATCCACTGGGATTCCAGAGAATCCTCTCTCGTTACTGACGAGTGGGTCAGCTACATGAAAGACAAGTATGGAGAGGATTCCAGCGTCTTTGCTGTTCGAGTCAAAGGCGAGCCTCCTCATGAAGATGAGAAGACCCTGATTCCTCTCGCTTGGGCACGCCAGTGCCTTGGCAATGAGATAGAGGTTGCAGAGGAAGAGCCCCTTTATCTTGGAGTTGACGTAGCTCGTTATGGAGAGGACAAGTCGGTCATCTTGCCTCGAAAGGGTTTGAAGATATATCCCTGGGAGTCCTTCCAAGGGCTCAATACTATTGACTTGGGAGGAAGGATAGAGATAGCGTATCTTGAGCAAAGAGCTGAAGGCTTAGCCATAGATGAGATTGGAGTTGGTGCAGGAGTAACAGATTGGTTGAGGAAGGAAAGGAGATTGCGAATCTATGGAGTGAATGTTGCTAACAAGTCAAGCGACATCAGGAAGTATGATAGGCTGAGAGATGAGCTCTGGTGGAGGGTTCGAGAGAAATGTATGAAAGGACTCTATTCCTTCCCTGAAGGAGAGAAGGGAGAAGAGCTCTGTGACGAGCTGGCTTCGCCTTATTATGAGTTCAATAAACATGGAGGAGTCATTGTAGAATCTAAAAAGAAGATGAAAGCGAGGGGAGTTGGCTCTCCAAATATAGCGGATGCATTATGCTTGACAGAATACTTTTCTGACGTGGCACATAGAATCTTTAAGGAAAGGAAGAGAAGAGAGCTCGCTGGTAGAAGAAGGTCAAGGATAATCGTTCCCAGACAGTATGGGTGGATGGTAGCATGAAAAACGTAGTTGCTGATTCAGGCATAAAGGCTGTCCCTGATAGGGAAGAGAGGGAAACCTCATTGCTGAACAAGCTCAACGAGTGGCTCTCTACAGATGAGGGGTCTATCCCTGAACAGAAATGGAGAGAAGAGAGTGAGGAGGATTATAACTTCTATGCAGGAGACCAGGATGACCCTCAAGTAAAGAGAGCTCTTGAAGAGGCCAACAGGCCAGTGTCTGTCTTCAATGAGATAAAGCCCAAGATAGACATGCTTGTAGGCATTGCAGACCAGATTAGGAAGGCTCCGACTGTGCTCCCTGTAGGGACGGAGGACGAGGCTCTTGCAGAGCTGATGAATGGAGCATTCAAGCACTTTCGCTATGAGACAGGTTTAGCTGATAAGGAGATGGAGTGCTTTGAGCACATGGCTAAGTCTGGAAGGTCATTCCTTCATTTCTACATTGACACTCAAAATCCCTTCGAGCCTAAGATTGTAGCCAAGAGGCTTCCAGGCCGAGACGTCGTTGTCGATTGCGACTCTATTGAGTATGACCTGTCTGATGCAAGGAGAGTCTTCATTCAGAAGTGGTTTAATGAAGAGGATATAAAGGCCATATGGCCTCACTTCGATGGAGAAGCAATCAAGTCTCTTGAGAAGGGAAGTAGCTTGAAGATGCCTTCATACTTTGACCCTGCAAGAGAGAAATATCGTATTGTGGAGTGCTGGTATAGAAAGTGGGAGAAAGTCTACTGGTTCGAGAATCCCCTGACGGGTCGAATAGACATGCTTCGTGAGCCCCAGTGGAAGAGGTTTGTTCGCCAGTTGAAGGAAGGAATCCCTCTCCCTGATGGAGGAGAGCTTCAAATGGACATACCTCCGCTGGCTCAGCCCACGATGAAGCAGTTTGTCCATTATGCTATCTTCTCGGGACTTATCCTGCTGGAAGCAGGGCCAAGCCCTTATAGGCACGATTCTTTTCCTCTCATTCCCTTTTGTGCCTACAAGGATGAAAACAACAATAGATGGTTCGGTGCAATCACAGCCTTGAAAGACCCACAGAGGGCTCTTAACACAATGAAGCGACAGCTCCAGCACTTGCTGCAGACTTCTCCAAAGGGAATCTTGATACATGAAGAAGACGCTCTTGCTAATGAGGAAGAGTATGACCAATACTCTTCAAGCCCCAACTTTAGGCTTGTCTTGAGGACTGGGATGTTCGATAAGGCTAAGTTCACAGACCAACCACAGATAAGCCCTGTATATCAATACCTCATTGGAGACTACAGTGAGTCGATGAAGCACATTTCTGGAGCAGAGGACCCACTTTTGGGAATCCAGACCTCTTCGAGAGAACCTGGGATAACTGCCAGAATGAGGATGGAATCCAGCATTGCAGTCCTGTTTATCTTGTTTAACAACTTTAGGAAGAGTAGAATTCTTGCAGGGAAGCAGTTGCTTTCCTTAATCCAGCAATACGTTACTCTTCCAAGAGTGATAAGGATTGAAGGCCCTGAAGGAGCAAAGTTAGTTAGAATAAACACTCAATTGAATCCTCAATCACCTAACTTTAATGACATTACAGTAGGCAAATACGACCTCGTCGTGGATGAAGCTGCGGAGAATGTTACTATGCGGAGAGAGATAGCGAATATGCTCCTCGAGTATGCAAGAAATGCTCCTGAAGCAGTGCCACCAGAGGTCGTTATGGAATATCTTGACCTTCCATTAAGTGTGAAGGTTCGTGTAAGGGAATATAATGAGGCAAGGCTTGCCCGAGAAGAGGAATTCAAGAGGGCTGAGCTGGCTGCCAAGCTTAGGAGGAAACAGTAGTGGCAAGGTTAAGTAAGGAGGCAAGAGCTAAGCTCAAGAAGAGCGTTTTCGCTATACCCGAGAAAGCTCCAGGACCAGGAAGCTATCCAATGCCAGACAAGAAACATGCTATTATAGCTATGGCATTGGCTGCGATGCATGCAGGGCCTGAGATTGAAGCTCGGGTTAGAAGGGCTGCATACAGGAAGTTTCCTGAGTTAAGGAGAGGGAAAAGTAAATCTAAGAGAAAGGAGTAAACACTATGGAAGCTACATTACAGAACACGCAGACAGGGGAAGAGCCGTCTGTAGTGAATATACAAGAACCTGGGATTGATGAAGACCAAAAGACCAAAGAAGAGGAGACTGTGTCTCCTGAGAAGGAAGGAGGAGAGGATGAGAAGAAGGAAGAGGAGAAGACATCTCCTTCTCCTGAAGAGCTCCTTCGAGCAAAGGATGAAGAGATTGCTGAACTTCGCCGCCTGAGCAGGCAGGCTAAGAGGGAGGCAGATGAGTTAAGGAGTGAAATCGAGTCTATTAAGGAAAAGCTCAAGCTTGTTAACTTGGAAGATGAGGAAGAGACTGGAGAAGGCGATACTGGTGAAAAGCCAAAGGAGGTGGCAGAGCCTGAGTATGATAGAACAGCTCATTATGAGACGATGCTTGAGATGATGAGGTTGAATCCCAAGTATGAGGATGTAGACTCGGTAGTTACGCAGGCTCGTGTCGAGGATGTTATTGATGCTCTTGCTGAGATTTACGTAGAGGAGTATGGAGGAAGCAAGAGAGATGCTGCCAACTTGGCAGAGGACTGGATATGGAGTCTGCCTAACCCTTATCGCTATCTCTATGACACCATCAAGTCGTATCATCCTGATTATGCTGAAGGAGGTAAGAAGGAAGAAAAAGGTGAGGGTGGCAGGAAGCCTGAGCCACATCGAGCTCCTACAAGCGTTGCTGCTCTGGGTGGAGGAAGTGGCTCGGATAAAACAGGGTGGACTGCTGCCCAAATAGATGCTCTGGATGAGGACGAGCTGGATAAGGTTCCAGAGGATGTATATAACAAGTATCTGAGAGGAGAACTTAAGTAGGAGGTTTTGAACTATGGCTGA